CCGTCTACAGTGTGGTCATACATATGAATTGTATTGTTATAATCATTTGACATTTGAGTTTCCCATGAAACGTTTCTCCCAACGCCAAACGAGTACGCAATTCCATCTTTTTTAATGAAGTCATCTATCATAATGTAACCTCCATCATAAGGATTACCGATACGTTTTTGATTTACTTTTAATGGTTTACGTGGGTTGAAATGTTTCAAAGCGCTGATAAGCTTATCGTCAGGTATTAGTAAAAGCTTTAGTTCTGATAACATAATATTACTCCGCCGCGTGTGATTTATATTCAATAAGATCTGAGTTAGTCAATTCATTTATTTTTCGTTTAACATCTGCTCGCATATCATTTAATATGTATACGGACCGCGATAATTCAATAAACGTTTCACCAAAATCCTTGGCTTTTTCACGTTCTCGCTTTCCATCTTCAATATCCCATAACTCATTATTAATAGTAAGAAGCACTTCAATTAATGAATCAAGAATCCTTGAATTGGGCTCGTTTGGTTTTAAGCTCAATAACATATCCAATTCTTTATTGTCACCTATCCCGTGGGCTTGCTTAATTTTAAGAATAGTTATCTTATCAAAGTATTCACCCATACTTACGTCTATACTAACTTTCATATGAACCTCTTGAATAATTTAAAACTGCGCCGGCTTTTAAAACATTTTTCAGTTGTGTGCTATAGAATTGATGTGTATAGTTACTACTGTATATATGTATCTTATTAGATGGCATAACAATTTTAGCAAGATGCATAAAACCTGAATCCACACCAACATGTAAGTCGGCTTTAGACATTATATATGCAACTTTATTCAAATCATGTTTTAAATCATAAACTTCAGCTTGACCCCCGACGCCAATAATGTTATAGCCTAAGTCTCGGTAAAACTCTATATTACGTTTTATTTCTTCCTCACTACACCGCCTTCTTTGTTGCCCTGCATCCCATTGCATTGTAATAAATTTCTTAGGTAATCCAGGAAAACTTTCTGAGTGATCTTTTACTTTTATTTTTGGAAAATCACCTAAAGAAGATAACAAGTCTTGATAAACTGAGTTCTTTAGACTAATATTATACCTAGGATAATTTAAAAATTTCAAATTAGTTTTGAAATCGGGTGCCATTTCTAATATCATATGGCGTGGTTTGTATAAAGAACTTAGTTCTTTCCATCCAATGAATTCTTCAGCACCGTGCTGATGACGTGATTTGTATATAGTAACATAGTCATCATTGGCTTCTGATGCTAACATATTTGCGTAGCATAACCAATCTATTCTATCGCCTAAACCAACACCTTTTACGGATGTTTCTAATACTAAATGTTGCATCTATCTTCTTTCAATATCTGATTCTTCACATCTTTCTCCGAATTGAATTTCAATAACATGGCAAGGTTCATTTCCTACACTTATTGCTTTATGCCATGTTCCAGCGTTTATCACCATAGTGTCATGGGGTTTCATTATAGTTGATTTCATATCACCCGCATAATCTTCAGTAATCATAACCAGCTTACCTTTTATAACGTACCAATGCTCAGTACGATATTTGTGCTTTTGATCTGATAATGATTTGTCTGGATCGATGACTAACTCTTTAGTTTTAAAGACTTCTTTGTCATCAAGTACACGATAGAATCCCCATCGGGTTTCTGTCTTTTGAGTCTTCCAATCATCAAGAATTGTACTTGATGAATTCTTTTTATGTTCACCACCAACACCGAACTCAAATGCTAATGTATTATCACCTTTAAGTATCATGCCTTCTTCAGGAATATTAGTAGTGGTTCTATCACCACCATTCATGAATACAAGCTCTTTACCGATTTCAATGTTATTGACAGCATTAATTAAATCCATTGCGGATCCATCTTCATCATTAAAAGCTAAAACTTGAAAGTCACAATTAAGATTTAAATGTTTTAAAATGTATGCTCTTTCGACCCAAGGCATAAATCCTTGGCCCTTTTTACGTATTAACCAATCATCACTGTTTGGCCCAATGTACAAAAAATTACAGCGGGACGATGCATCTACAATATAGTCTATATGACCAGAATGTAGAGGATCGAACCCGCCAGTAACTATTCCAATTTTCATAATATAAAGTTCACTTTCACAATATGGTTATTTGCCTTTAGTATAACCTTCCTTTGCATAGAAGGCAGCAACTATAGCAGCAACTGATACAAAGTATGTTGGCGCCATATCACCTAGAATATTAGGGGCCGCTTCGAGCCCCATTACATTTGCTAACACAACAGCGAATGGATAAAGAAGCATTCCAGCAAGAGCAAACCATGCCATTCCACGTTGAGCGTCTTCCTTCTTATCTTCGTTTTCTATTCTTTCACGTTTAGCTTCAAGATCCATTATCTGATCCGCTCTTGCCATTTCTTCGTCTGAAACAATACCATCACCGTCTGTGTCTAAGTGAGCGTATTTCGAGTCAGCTTCTAGTCCTTTACTTTTCTTAGCCATGTCTTTTCCTTATGTGTTTACATGACAAAAAATAATCTATGCTGCAGGTGCAGACTCACCTTCAGCCTGTGGTTGAGGATTCTTCTTAATAAAATCTTCTACGATTGCATTAACTTTATCAAATACACCACCTACTGTAGACATATCGGCGGCTTTAAAAATACCAGCAGTAGTAGCAGTATCTAAAACAGCTCTCATAACCATGAGGTCATTCATGCTAATTTGAATGCTTGGGCTGTCGTCTACTACTTCAGCATCTTGAATTTTGTCAGTCATTATTAAAGTCTCCATTGATTTAAATTTATAGTATTATATATACTTTATATTATAACACATTTTTCAGCTATTGTAAACTAGTTTAAGCAATCTTTGTAATAGTAATCTGGCCAACTTGCTTTTGTGCCGTCAAACCTGCAGTATTCACTTGGTTTCCAGATGATGCGTCAGCATTGTAACTACCGGCACCACCGCCAACATAAGGACTCCCAAGTCCTCCACCGCCACCGGAATATCCACCGCCACCACCGCCGTGTGTGTTACCATGCGCACCACCTCCACCAAAGCCGCCTGCATAATTAGCATCTTTGACGCCGCCAGCACCACCATTTTTCCAAGATTTTGCTGTAGTTCCCATGGTGGTAAATGTACCACCATCAGTTAAGAATCCACCACCACCACCACCGCCGGATGCATTGTTGGCACCACCAGAACCATTAGTACCACCGGCGCTGCCGCCGTTAGAACCCGCATTACCGTTAGCAGTAGCGTTAGCACTACTAATACTATTAGCAAGACCTGCTTGGTGTCCACTACCACCAGCACCAGCAATTACAAGAATATCACCGACTACAGAAGCGGCACCAGTTTCTTTAACAACAAATGATCCACCACTACCCGAATGTTCAGCACCCACTGTCCCTTTAGGTCTTTGTCCTACTATCATGTAAAGGAATTCACCATTTGTAAGAGTAAAGTCACCACGTATTGACGCACCATAACCACCTTGAGAGGAAACGTTTGCGGCGCCATCTGCTTGAATTCTATATGTACCGTCTGCTGGTACAGTCCATCGTTGTATACCATTCGTAACTTGGAAAAGGGCTGTATCGTTTTTCCATGCAGAGTAACCAGTAATTGTCAATGCCGCAATAGCTTGTGCTTGAGATGGACCAACATTTCCTCTTATTCCACCATCGTTAAATACTGCCGAGCCAAACGTGTAAAGCTCACTAAGTTGATTTAATATTGTTATATTAAAAACCCTATTGACGAAGTTTCCTATCGGGTCACTTGCTTTAACTGTTTTACTATAAACCGTACTGGATGATATTGACGCTGTGGTAACAGCACCAGTAATAGCACCAGCAGTGTTTATAGAAGTTCCTGGTGGTAAATCCCCAGAAATCCCAGCATATGTAACTGTTTGTCCAGCATCTACATCGGTTGCTACAACAGTAAGCGCAAGAGTTGCATCTTTGTTAAATGACCCTAACGACCCTGCCGCGGTAGTCCACACTGGACTAGCGCCTGTAGAAACAACCGCAGCCAAGTCTACCGTAACTGTACCAGATGTGTGTCGAATAGTTAGTGGTCCATTGGCAACAGTAAATGCTTGAGGTGTGACTGCTACGAGTTGTGTGGTGCTGGTGAAAGAAGTAGAACTTGCCCTGTGGACTGAAGAAGTATCTGCTGTAACGAAATCAATAACATCACCAACAACAAAACCTGTTCCGTTTATCGTAATAGATTGTCCAGTGTTACCACTATAACTTGTCGGTGTGACTGATGATAAAGTTGCTGGAGTTTTTCCAGAAAACTTATCCCATTCAGTGCCATCCCAAATATAACCCATCTTTAATGCAATATCAAACGCCATGTCACCTACATCATTTCCGCTTGAGGGAAATGCCGCATAATTAGCGTATGTGGTGACTGACGCACCTCCACCAACTGGAACCCATGCGCTACCATAATAAACGTATAAAATGCTGGTGTCTACCGCATATCCTTGATCACCAGCAGTATTTCCAGAACTAGGAAATGCCGCAAGATTTGCATATGTTGTGGTAGACCCAGCAGCACCTGCAGCACCTGCATCACCATCAGTCCCAGCAGTCCCAGCAGGACCAGATACACCAACCCATTGAGAAGATGTACCATCGTCATAATAAACAAACAATGCCCCAGTTAATGAATTATACCATAATTGACCATCAACTGGGTTTGCTGGGGCGTTGTCAGAAGTACTTCCTATATTAGAAATCTGATCTTTCCAGATACCCTTACTAGAGTTGTAAACATACGTAAGACCGCCAATAATGACAGTTTGATTATTAGTAGGACTTGCTGGAAAATTTGCTTTTGCCATTTTATGATCTATTCTTTCTTATAGTAACTATCCAATATAGTTTTACAAATATGAACAGACTCATCATAACCTTTTCTGAATCGGTTTTTAACATGCCCATTATCTCTAAACCATATAAGGTTATTTATATGTCCAATTTTTTTATCTTTGGGAATTTCTAAGTTTTCTATGCAATTTTCGTATTGATATCTTAAATTTAGTAACGATGCGACAGATTTCATGTAATAACCTCGTATAATTCTTTCCAATTTTCGTATCTAGGGATAGAGGATTCTTTGTTATGGTCATGTGCTATAAGGACAGAATCTAAACCAGCATCACAACCATCTACAGCATTTTCCATTTTATCTTCGACCCAAAGGAGACCACTGTCTTTGTAGTTCCAAAGTTCTTCATCCTTATCATCACCAACGTCGAGGAATATATACTTTTCAAAAGCGGTTTTACCAAACAATCTCTCAGTGTTTTCGATGCGAAGTTTCCCTGCATACAAGTCTTTAGATAAAGAAGTTATCATATGAAATACATATCCATGTTCTTCATGGAGTTTCTTAACATATTTAATAGCATCTCGTAATGGTGGCAAATAACCAATCCTAGAAGATTCGTTAAACTGTCTCACTAGTCTACGTTTCTTAACATCTCCTATGCTGTATTTTTTTGCCATGTTGTAGGAGTGTTTATATGCACTATCTACAACATAACCATTATCAATCATCCATTCGCTAAATGATCGTTCCCAATCCATAAGGACTCCATCGCAGTCCGTAAGAATAATTTTATTCATAATATACCTTTTCATTAATTTTATACAGTTAGTTTATAATATTATAAAATCGTATCATTATCCTCATCTTCAAGTTCATCAATACCATCAAAAAGAACATAATTTATATTATCTCCACTTAGATTAAATCTTGCTCTTTCTTCAACCTCACGGATTCTAGTATCTTTGTTTTGAGATTGATTTTTGTTTCGGTCACGTTTTTTGTTTCGTGGATCATATCTACCGAATTTTGCCATTTTATTTCATCTTGCTCCTATGAAAATATTTTATTTAAGGTTTGTGGTCCAGCAACCCCATCGGGAGTGCAATCGTTTTCTTTCTGCCATGCGCGTAGCGCATCTTCCGTACCAGAACCAAAATGCCCATCGGCGTTGATTCCTAATGCCTCTTGTAATTTTTTAACAGTATCACCCTTTGACCCCTGTCTAATCAAACTGTAGGTTACATCATCATTATCATCATCTGGTTCCCAGTGTCCACCAAGAACTTCTAACGCATGTGCATAATGCTTCTTACGATCTGCGAGACCAATAGTACCACCATTAATACGTTTCGTCATTCTTACAATATCGTCGTTATCACAATACTTATTAATATTATTTGTTTTCCAAAACCAACACGCACTTTCGATTGCGCCCGGTCGTGTTCTAACAAAGTCGGTTGCTTCTTCAGCAGTCATATCTATAGTCTTACCAAACTCAGTGTAGTTGTAACGTCCTGTGAGTTGCAGAATGCCACCACCACGAAATCTCCAACCATCACCAGATGCAGTATCTCCATTGTCCATTCGACCAGCATAAATGCGATTTGCAATCTTTTCTGGTTGACGATGATATCCTTCAGCATCTACTCCAGCGCGTTTGAAATATTTACCGAAGATAGCATCAAGTGCTTTAGATGAATAATTCAGATTTTCAGTAATAGTTTTGTAATTTGCGCTTTCATGTGCAGTCTGTGCTAGAAATCCCGCTACACGATTTGGTGTTGTGATCTCATATTTTGGAAAGCAGTTTTGCATAGCATTATACCACTCCCCAGAATTATCATTGCGAAGTATTTCTTTAACTTGTGCTTCTGTAAATTCAAAATCCATCTTGTCCGTACTCCCTTGTGTTTTCTACTTCCACAACAAAATTTTCATACCCACCAACGTGATTACCATTCCAAAATATTTGTGGAACTGTAGGAACTGATCCTATCTTTTCTAGTAGTTCTGTATAAATGTCCAAATCTGTTGCATCTTTATATTCATATCTCAAATTATATTTTTGCGCTAAGTCTACTGATTTATCACAATATCCACATTTAGGTTTTCCGTAAATTTCAATCATCTTCTTTTTCCCAGATACAATATGCCCCATAAAAAATTGCCCCATATGCTGCTAGTTTAGCAAGTGGACCCGCAATGAGAACGATAACACCAAGAGCAATCAATACAGCACCATTCCAAGAAGTTTTTTCTCCGATTTTACTTGCAATCCATTTCTTAATCATATTATTCTCCTTAAAGGTTTAACATTTCCTTTGTCATTATATAGTCACGAACTAAATCAGACCTAACAATATCTTCCCATCCAAAATTGACAATACGAAAAGTGCTCATTTGTTCAATAATATTCACAAATTTAATAATGCCATCACTCTCATCTTTAAATTTGAAATCGGTCTGCTTATGGTCGCCACAAAAAATAACGCGACAATCTTTACCAATGCGAGTAATAACAGAATCTAATTCATGAAAGTTTAGGTTCTGCATCTCATCAATAACAACAATTGCTTGATCGAATGTACAACCTCTTAGGAAAGATGTTGTCTCGAATTGTATTTTATTTGCAGTTTTCATTTTATTGTAGGCACCTTCAAACCCAAACAATTCGGAACACACTAGACGATATGGTGCTTCATATGAGGATTCCTTTTCCTCTTTAGTTCCTGGCAAAAACCCTTGATCGCGAGTCGTTACTGCTGAACGAAGAACGATAATTTTGCGATAGATATCTGGATCGTTTAGCATTGCCTCTAACGCAAGATATAATGCTATGAATGTTTTCCCAGTACCAGCACTTCCTGATAATATTAAGTTTAATTCCTCATCCCAATAATCAAACGCAAGACGTTGATTGTGAGTGATTGGTTCTATTTCTTCAAGTTCATCTATATTGACGGTGAGTGAATTATTTTTTTTCATGTTTTTATAGTATTACCAATTCCAGAACCTTTTTTGGTTCGCTTCATTAAATCTTTAAATCCGTCAGGAGTTTTCCCAAACATGTCTTTTACACCACCAACTAAAAGTGGTGACGATAGACCTTGGACTAATTCAGAATTTTTTAACATTTCTTGCAATTCTGAATAACTACAGTCCACTTGGTATTGCTCTTTTGTCGTTATATTTTTTATGGTATAATTTGGCATATTCCCTCCAAAGACTTTCACTATATCTATAAGAGTTATTATACCATAAAAAAATATTTTGTCAAGCGGTTACGCCACCTTGACTCCCTTTGTAGTAATATAATTGTCCAAATATTGTTTTTTTGCTTTAATTTTCTTTACAAGATCAAGTTTACCTTCAGACTTTAATTTATTAACGAACATTTGAAGTTGTGCGCTGTCTTGTTGTAGTCTTTGAAGTTGCTGATTGGACATGAGGTTCTCCTTAAAGTAAAATAACTGGACACTCTAAAAGAGCGACCAGCATTACAGATATTTAAATTAGTGTGGAAATCATAATTAGGGTTTAACTAATAATTTCGGAAATGCTTCTTGAACGACTGATTTTGGTACTCCTGTTATTGCTTTTTTGTTTGTCATTTGAATAACCAGTTTGGCATCGGATGGATGTATAGATTCTAAAAGTTTAATGAATAACATCTCTCTTTTCGCTTTAGGTAACTTATCGCCTTCGAGACCAGATACAAAATATTTGAATTGTCTATTTTGTCTAAGTAGGTTTGAAGCATCATTGTAACCGTCACTTGGTTGATGTGGCGGTTCCCCTTTGGGTACGTTCCATACAACCAATTTATCATACGTACCTCTTAGAATATCTCGCAAGGCAGCAGTATTATTTCTATGCAAAATCTTAACTTTTTCTGGATTTGATTTTGCTTGCCTTGCTTCACTAATAACTTCATGAACTAACTTCACCATTTTATATAAACTCCTGTACACATTCAAGTAATAATCTGCATCTTTTAGATACCAAATATGGAAACACTTTACCCTTGTTAGAGCAAGGGTCTTGTGCTTCGTATGTATTTATAATTTCTTCTTGGATTTTTTGAGGTGTTTCAGTTAAATCTATAAGTTTTTTATTCCTACAATAGTTTCTGTACGTTTCCTCATTCATCACAGATTTTAAATCATCCACTTTCATCCAACCATCAATCTTTTTTTGTGTCATTGGTGTCTGACGAATTCCATCTGGAAATGCATTGTCTGGTGATAAGATATTTGGAACCTTATCACTCTTACATCCCCTAAAAATATGCTCCATTAAAGTTATCTTGGCATTTTTAGTTTCCAAATGTTTTTTAGTAACTGGAGAATATTGTTTGATGTTCGAATGTTTCTGCAATTGAACAAAATCTTTATCTGATGAAATAATCATCACATCTTCATGCTTTCCAAACTCTTGAGTTTCTAAGGCAATCTTAGCAATAACGTCATCTGCTTCGCAACCCCAAACACGCATAGTTTTGTATGGAAAGTTTTCGGTTATTTCCATAAAAATCATATTAATAATTCTGAATGCCTCTTCCCAATCAATCGGGGATTCGTCACGCGACTTTTTACGTCCCAATTTATATTGGGGAAAAATATCCTTGCGCCAGTTACCACCCCCATCAGCAACAACGACAATCTCACCAAATTGCTTCTTATATTTACATCTGTACATTCTAATCGAATTCAAGATCATGTGGCGAATAATATTCTCATCCAAAACCATTTTTTGTGCCATAATATTAGAAATGGCAACGCCACTGTAATCAATCAAAATCATAATATTCTCCGTTTAATTTAAAATCAGTATAACATACTTTATGCTATCTGTCAATCCTCAATTACAACCTTACCTTCGTACAATAGTTTTTGCCGATTTGCTAAATGAGCAGTTTCAACATCTGCTTTGTTTTGACCGAAATACTTAACAGCATAACCTTCTTCAACTAGGATGCCTGTAACTCTAACATTTTGCTCATGCGACCCGCCAACTTTTCTTTCAATCAAAAAGTCACCAAGTACTCTGCCGAATTTACCTTTTTTATCTTCACCAGATTTATCTATTTCTGTTTTAAGAATTTGAATTGATCCAACAGGCAATAGTTCTTTCAATCGTACTTTACTTGCCAAACCGAACTGTTTTTCAACCAAGTCTCTAGTGCGAGATTCTGGTGTATCAATCCCCATCATTCGCACTCTTTCTTTATGAACCCAGATACCAAATCCCAGATCAATATCAATGTCTACTGTGTCGCCATCAACGACTCTTAGAATTTTACATTTATATTCATACATTTTTTGGACCTTTATTTAAGTGAATTTTAATTGCTTCTTTTTGTTTTTTTATAATTTCTGCTTGATTTTCAAGTTCTAAAAATTGTTTATCAGTTTCATTTAAAGATTCTGTTTTCGGAAATTCTAAAATATTATTCATCATATTTTTCCTCTCACATGTTTTGAGTGTATTTTCATTCCTATGAACTCATTGTAATATTTATCACTTAGAAGAACTTCTTTATCGAATTGCTCTTTTGCTTCAAAATAACTCATAACGCCTTTAGATTTACATAACCTAATAATATCTCTTTTGAACCTAGACGAACCTTCATTTTCTACAAGGAGTTTTACCTTTTCATTTGATCCATAGTAATTCATCCAATCACTTTGAACCCGTTTAATTCTTTTTCTTTTTTTCCCTTTCAATGGCGGCAATTTTTTAACAGACCAAAATAGTTTTTTACCAATATATTTTTTATCGTTTACTAAATCTGTAATTTCATAAACGAAACCAACCCAAGGTTCTAAATACTCTGGGGTTGGTTCGAAAACTTTATTTTCAAATGACCACACTATTCTTCATCATCATCTTCTGTGTGTAAGTCTATAGGACTCCCGCACATGGGACAACTTTCTGGTTCAGCATCGGTATCACCATTTAAAACTTCCACTTGTGTTTGATATTGACAAAGTGGGCAGTCAATGTAAAATGTTTCTTTTCTTGCCATGTGTTTAACCCTCGCATGATGCACAAGTCATAATATCACGTACTAATTCTTGTGCTGGGTTTGCAGAACGCTGATAGTAAAATGTTTTAACTCCCAGTTTCCAACCCTCTATTATTAATGAATTTACATCTTTTGCCGAAACGTCTGGATGTATGAGTATATTTAGCGATTGAGATTGATCAATATATTTCTGCCTAGCACCTGCTTGCTGGACAATTGATAGTGGAGTGATCTCACTAAATGTCTTAAATACATCCTTTTCCTTATCAGTCAGAAAGTCTAAGTGTTGAACTGAACCTCCACGAATAAGAATTGATTTCCAAGTTTCGTCATTATCCTTTCCATGATCATGCAAAACACCTTTCAGATGTGGATTGCGATATGTAAACTTACCTTTTGCCAAATCTTTCGTGAAATAGTTAGATGCTAGTGGTTCAATAGATGGTGATACTTGCCCCAAGATAAATGAGGATGATGTGGTAGGAGCAATAGCAGTTCTCGTAAGATTTCTTTGACCTGTACCAAGCATACCTTTTGGTTCACCATATTCAACCGCCAAGTCTTGTGACGCTTCTAGTGAACGATCATCAATAAACTTGCTAATTTTAGTGGTCAACATATGCGCTTCAAATGATTCAAACGGGATCATTTTCGATTGTAAATACGTATGCCACCCAAGTTGACCAAGACCTAACGCTCTCCAATGAGTTGCGAAATTATATGCAGAGTGCATGAATTGAATATCTTTTGTTTTCTCACAATATTCTTCCATCACAGCATCAAGAAACCAAATCATCGTTTCTACCGCATCAGTGTTTTCCCAATCATCAAATGTTGCACAGTTCATTGATGCTAGATTACAAACAAAAGACCACTCATCACTTGACGGTAAACAGATTTCACTACATAGGTTAGACGCCCAGATGGAGATATTCTGATCTTTTAGAACTTGTGGTTTGTTCTCGTTTACAGTATCGCTAAAGAATAGATAGGGATATCCACTCTCACGGCGCTTACGCAATACTCTTGCCCAAACAGTTCTCTTATCAGAGTCCCCGTCAATCATGGAATGCATCCATTCATCACTGATACACACGCCAAGTGACAAGTGCATAATTGAGGAACCCTCTTCCCTACATTCAAGAAACTCCATGATATCAGGAGAATCAATAGGCATATATGCTGCAAACGAACCCCTTCTAACTGAACCTTGTGCAACAACGTCAACTTGAGTTTCAGTCAAATTCATAAAGTGAACTGGACCATCAGCAGTGCCACCAGATTTGATTGGTTCGCCTCTGGAACGAATGGCACCAAAGTAACCAGATGTACCAGCACCCATTTTTGTCTGCATTCCTACTTCCGCATTTTTCATCAAGATCGACGCCATGTCATCTTCAATGTAGACACCATTACATGAAATAGGGAGTCCTTTTTTAGTACCAAAGTTTGACCAAACAGGGGATGAGAGGGAGTAAAACCCCCTGCTCATATAGTCATAAAACTTGTCAGCGAAACCTTCTTTGTCAAGAATAATTTCTGCTGTTTGAGCAATATTCCTCACCCTCTCTTCCACGGTCATATTACCGTCAATATAACCTCTACTTAGAAAAGTTCTCGCATCTGCATTCGCCCATTCAAAACCCATTATATACTCCTAAAATAAATCATCTGCGGTAATTCCTTGCCCTTTAGCATACTCAACTGGACGCTTCTGGAAGAAATCAGTCATGTTAGCACCCAACAATTCTTCCTCAAACCAGAATGTTTCGTCAACTAGTTTCTGATCAAATTTAATTTCCTTACTGCTGAAACCAATTTGATCAATAGATTCTGCCATACGATAAGCAATAAACGATTTAAGAATATTAGCATCTAAACCTTTCACTGCATAGTCACCCATGATCCAATCAATTACTTTACTTTCTGCTTTCAATGAATCTACACATTCTTGTTCGATACGATCTTGCAATTCTTCATCAAAATATTCTGGATACTCATGTCGTAGAGTTTGAATCAACTTGATACCTACTTGTGCATGTAGCATTTCTTCGTTGCGCGTGTATTGTACCTGTTGTGCACAATCTTTCATTACTGCCTTGTTTCTATTCATATGCATAATAATATAGAATTGCGAAAACAGACTAACATTTTCCACAAACAGTGTAAACAAAATAATTGAATAGATATACTGCTTTTTGTCATCTTCATAAACTTTGTTATTATATTTGCGGAGATAATCCACTCGACCTTTAATAACTTCCTCGTTCATGTTTTCTTCAAATACGTGGTTCATATGAAGAACATCAAGGATTTTCTCATATGCCATGTTGTGGATTACTTCAGAGTTTGCCATTGCATAACCCAAGTCTTTTATAGAAGGATGTGGTAGATTTTTACCAACATCTGCCCAAAAACTTTTAACAGCAATTTCGATCTGCCCGATAGCAGACATGGTGCGAACAACCATTTGTTGTTCTTGATCTGTCAAATCCGTTTTAAACTGCGAATAGTCTGATCTAAAATTAAATTCTTCTGGTGTCCAAAAACCTTTCCAAATTGCTTCTATGAACTGTTTAGTCCATGGGTATAGGTCTGGTTTTCGTGCAATTTGTTCTTCAAATAGCATACGCATATCTCCGTTTCTTTTATCTTTTAATTCTTATTATGTACATTATATAGTATTTTCAGTTGGTTGTAAACACCACATTTGGTGTTTTACCAAGGTTTTTTTATACTATTATGATGCGACATATAGACTTTTTAGTGTATTGACAGAATCATATTATCGCTGTATAATAAGTAGAGTCTTTATTGGGGAGTGGATATACCATCCATAGTATCATTTGCTTCGATGTAATATTTTTTATATGCACCAATGATAGAGTGCTGTTGTGAGATATACATCCTAATATCAGAAAGATTTAAAGCAATGTTTTCATATCCTTCATCTGTTAAACCGAAGAAAACTAGAGGTCTGCCGCTATCTTTTATTTGTGAGAATGCTTCTTCATGATTATCTGGAGTAATTAGAATCCATTCTACTTTTCTTTGAACTAATTCATCTGCTACAGGTAAAACTAACTTAGGTTTTTCTATAGGTTTAGTTGCTATCTGTATTGGTTCTGGAATATCATTCAGACCTAGACAACCCCCCAGAAGTAATAAGATCGTCATAGACCCAAGGACATTCGCTATTGAACGCTTTGCCATTTTTTGCATTCCTTTCTTTCACTGTCAATTCGGCACCAGATTGAATTTCAAAACATCTGAGTGCTTTATCACTTGCATTATTTATTACACGTTCAACTAATTCTGGTTTTGCTTCGCCTAGCATACCTATATCATGATTTTGAATCTTTTTCAATAAAACTTTGTTTCTAGTTCGTGTTCTTCTTAGTTCTCTATTAAGTTTATTTAGTTCTTCATTAACTTTTTTTATATTACTTTCCATACTAGAAATAGTCGCTATTTGTGTTTCAACAGCACCTTCTAATTTTGAATTATTGTCTTTGAGAATTTCTATTTTTGCTTGCATGTTATTCCATGTCTTATAACCAGCAAACCCAACTGAACTTATTAGTCCTATAACAAAAAGCATAATATAAATTTTGAGCATTATCTTCGCTTTGGGGCGACAGAAGTTTCGTCAGCAAATTCTCTAAATCTTTTGAGAAGAACTGTCTTACCTTCTTTTTGTTTTTTCTTATATCGTTTATCAGTAACATCTATCGGTTTGCCCAATGGGAAATTTCCATGACTTGCAACATTAGAAGTGTTATTAGCAGCAATTTCTTCGTTAGTCATTAAACTAATTCCTCTGATGAAATATATATCTTTTGATTTGTTTTTACATGTGTTGCCTCATATATATTCAGTCCAAATATATCACCAACTGGACCACAATCATGCGAAATTCTTATTTGATCTTTTGCCTTAACAACTTCTTCTATAGTACTGTTAACAACTTTATCATATTTTATCCTATAAACACCACTAGCGATAACATTACCTTCTAACATAAACCATGTGTTTTCTTCTGCCAAAAACAAGTCGGTGGTATGTCCAGACTTTTCTACTATCTGTTTTAGGGACTTATCACTCAACTCTAACTTTTCTTTTATTAAATAAAGTGCAGCAGCATAAGATGATATTGTACTTTTTCCACCTGGAAATTTTCCAAGTAGTTTTTTTACATTGAAAACCATACGATGAAAATGCGTATATGCACCTTTTTCTTGACTAGTGCTAACATCTTTTTCTTTTAGTCGTTTCCCGTTCTTATCGATGATTCCAAATTTATAAGCATTTGTTCTCTCGAAAGGTGTAACCAAAAGAGTTAAAAATCTAAATGTATATAATAGGTCACCTGCTCTTGCAATCATTCCCATAGTTTATATCTTCCTTAATTCTTCTACTACCTTCGCATTCATTTCAATGCCTATTAAATCGTCGTAATCTACATATTTTAAAAAAATTAAAAAAGGTTTAACTATTGACCAATGGTCATCGTCCAATTTTAGTTTTAATATTTTCAGCGCGGCATCAACTCCAAAAACATTAAATATGACTACAATATGATTTAAGATTAGGCGAACAGATAATTTTTTATCTTCAGTTCCAATATATCTGTTCACCAATCTTTTCACATATTTTATTCTATTCAAGTCTTCATGAAATTCTTCAACATCAATACATTTTGGATTGTAATAATGCTTTGCTGCAAAAATAATAAGGTTATCTTCTTTAACTTCTTCAAAAATTTTCATTATATTTTATATAATCTTATTTTTTATTCATGCTGTCTAGAATATTTTTCATATTAGTAAATACGGATTCTTCAGACTTAACATCAACTTCAACAGATTCTCCCATTCTCTTACCTTGTGTGGCACTAGTATTAGTTGGAAACTTGTTCATGCTTTCAAGACCTTTAAGTACCTGCGCCATTGTATGAAATGGTCCATCAACAGAACCTTTGCCCTTTATATGAAAATACCCAGATTTATCTTTGACAACCTTTGGTGCGTCCTTGCCCATTGAGTTTAATTTCTTTTGAACTTTAGCAAGTGTTCCTTGATCAACCTCAGTTTTATTACCCAAAGATTCTTTTTTTACGTCTTCTTTGTCCCAAGGTGCCTTTTTAAGTGATACTTTATCTTTAGGTTTTGCTTTTACTTTATCCAATGCTCTTTGCATTGGTGTTGCCTCATCAAGTTCAACAGACTCACCAATATTACTGTCACCATTTCTTTTTGGACCTGTTTTGACAGACGCTTTTATAGCATCCATAGTTTTATTGGCAACTTTTGGACCATCAACAAATTCTGGAGTCTCTGACTTGTGCATAGCAATAAATTCTTGCTCAGTCATTTCGGTATCAAGAACATCATTTGCTCTGCGACCAGCAACTTGCTTATCCCAAGTATCAACATTCTGTGGAGCGTCACCTACTCTTTTTTCATCAAGTTCTTCGACAGATTCCATGAAGTCTTTAACTTTTTTACCTTTGATAATAAGAGTCGTCATCGCGGAAGTTGAAATCCACTTAATGTTTGCATTTGCAAGTTGGATCAGTTCATCATCAGGAAGTTTCTTTATCATCTTAGACAATTTTTGTCCAAGTTCCATGGAGATACGATCACCAGTAGTTGCATACGACTTTTTCATTGCTGCGATTTGACCCGGAGATAATGCTTCGTCAAGAATATCAACTTTAGTATTAAGAATTTTTAAACCAATAGAACGTAAATCTTCTGCTTCGTCAAGTTCAACAGATTCCTTAACCAAACTAGTCATACTTGCTCCCATATCACCCATCGCCATTGATACTTTCCCATTTCTATCGTATAGGTAATGCTTTACTTTTGCAGCACCTTCGCCTTGTTTAACCAAAGTAATTTTTCCAACTTTTGCTTTACCAACAATGGATTTAAATGTTACTTTAAATGTTCCCTCTTGCTGTTTCTTAATTGAAGAACCGTATTTGATTGTAACCATGTCGCCTTTTTTCAGACCATCGAATGTCGATTTAAAATCTGCGCCTTCATCAAGTTCAACAGATTCTTTTTGTGCTTCATTAGTTTTCTTTTTATCAGTGTCTTTTTTAAGGACAGAACCCTTTTCGTCACGATCATCATCATCGTCTTTTTCTGGAGTGGCATCAGTTACTTTTGGTTTAGACTGATCTAACTCTTTTCCATCATCCTTGTCAATTTCTTTACTGACAGTTTTACGGCGGTTGTCCAGATATTCGTCAGACTTATCAACATCGCCATCGTTATCAATATCTTTGTCTTTACGATCTTTAAATTTCTTTTTCAGTGCCTTTGGTTGAACTTTATCAAGTCCCTCACCATCATCAGATTTATTATTTGTATTATCCTCTGACATAGAAGGATCGTCATCTTTCATCATAGACCCATCTGGCATCTTGTGCTTGCCATTTTTTTTCTTTTCTTCTAGTGCCAGCATCTGCGTGTATGCGTTGGCAATATTGGTGTTTACTTCATTATTCGGGTCCATTGGTGTTATCTCCTACATCCAAATTTGCGCTGCAATTGCACTTGCGGCGGCAACGATTGCCGCCCAAAATAGTTTGTTTATTACTTGTACTGTGTGGGAATTTTCATCCACTTTTTTCTCTATAGCATCCAACTTATCTGAGAATTTATTCATTCTCTCCCAAGACTCTGTCCTATATTCGTTATAAGCATCCATTTTTTCTTCAAACCGTGCTATGGTAACGAGTGCCTCTGACAAGGTATCAATCTTTAATTCTATACGATCTAGTCTCTTGTCAGTTGCTGTTGCCATAGTACATTCCTATTTGTTACGTTGTATTTATATAATTTTAATTATTAACTTTAGCACTTCCACGCCATTGATAGCAACTCCAATATTTCGCTTTCCACTTGGGTCCAGCATCTTTATCGCATCCATGACGCGCCCTAAATGCTGCCCTTCTTTTTGGGTCATCTCTTTTTATTTCCATGTTCGGGTCGCCAAAAGTAACTTTAACTATATTACCCTTATCATTTTTTACATACACGCCAAACTTTTTGTTGGAACCAGAAGGTAGACGAAATGGATCGTTTAGTTTCTTATTGCTATTATCTTCGCAAAAATTACTAAAACTAATCATTAGATTTTTCCATGTGCTGTTTTGCTCTTTGGATTGCCAATCGCGCACTTTCTCCAATACGATAGAATTTACTCATAGCAGATTCATATGGACCAGTTTCCGCTGATCTGGAACTAAGTCTGGGTTTCCCCTTCTTGTTGCCAGCAGATTCCTGCACATCTTTAACAACCCAATGACTACCATTCAAGTCACTATTGTCGTTTGGACATTCACATCCCTCTTTTGCTTGATTTGGCGCACATCCACAATCTTCACAAACCATTTCTGGTTTATTAGCATATTCGCTAAGTTCATCTCCTAGTGGAGTTAGAACCTTTTCACGAAGTTTTACACCAAACATTTTCTCAACATTCTTTTTGCCCATGCTTTTTGCCATAGCGGTAATAACATATTCTCTAGGTTCAGTGTCCATATCATCTACGAATTTTTTCAATTTCATATCTAAACCTTTACGCAGCAATTTTGCTGCAATCATGAAATCTTTTTCATCAATTCCACCATGCGATTTTGCATATTTTTCAATCGCTTTGGCAGCAGATTCCATACCAAGCGCACCCACAGTCTCATCAATCTCAACAGATTCCTTCTTCATGGATTTCTGAAACGCTTTGTATTCCTTACGTCTTGCATCGTTATCTGCTTTTTCTTTGGGAGTCATTTGCGATACTGGTTTAGTTTTGCCTTCTTTAATGATGTCGCCTACTTTATGTTTTTTAAAATTCATACTGAAAGAGCCACCTTTATTACCATCTTTTGCTTGCTTGATATTCATCTTACGCATAGCATCTTTACTGCCTACTGCTTGAACAACTCCTTTAGGGTCTTGATAATAGTATTGGTTAATACTATTTTTCATAGAGATTGCTTCTCCCATTTTATTTGATCTTTTTTGTACATCTTTAATGTAATCTTGTGTGGCAGATGTTTTTTTGACAACCTTCTTATTTCTATTCATATGCGCTGCATATTTGTCAGAATCAATTTTAGGTGCTTTTTCATCAAGAGATTCTTTATGCCAATTTTTACTAGGATTTTTTTCCGCGAACTTTTCCGCTGCGCTTAAATTATGAAACTTATTACTAGCATATCCAGACTTATCAGCAGTGTAATTGTACTCTCCACTTTTGGGGAGTGTTGATATTTTCCAACCATTGATAGTACGTTCATCAAGTTCAACAGATTCTTTGTACATGTTCAATTCATACTTATTGCCCATGTTATACACTTGTACTTGAACGCCCTTTTCTTTACCACTCTTATCGCTACCCATTAAACGATATGAATTGGTTTTACCGTTTGCGGGTTTGCGTGGACCCATGCCTACTTGATCCATTCTTTCATCGTCTGTGATTTCTATACCATATTGCTTTTTTGCATGGGAAATGGCAGTATCAATCGCACTACCTAATGTTTTGTGGTGTAATTCATAACCCGTAGATGATTTTTCTTCTGAAAAAGATTCGTCAAAGTCGCCGTTGTCAGAATCTAGTTGTGCATTGTCCCAACCGTCAAACCAACTATCGCGTTCCTGACCTTTCTTTTTATTTGGATTCTTATTCCGTTTGATGTTAGACATCCAAGCATCATAACCACTTCTTTCTGCATCTTTCCATGATTTTTTTGCTTCTGATACGTCTTCTCGCTCATCTGCCAGAATGTTGAGTTCAACATCTTCTTCTAGTTCATCGGCAACATTATCTAACTCAGCAAGTGCTTCGAGAAATTCTGTTTTGGTTACGTCATTTGCATGACTACCACTATGTTCTTTTATGAATTGAGATATACTTTTCATTTAATTTCCCTTTACTTTTGCTGCTAAGTCTGAGTCTGCTTTGCCCCAAGTACCACTGGACTTAGTTACAAATGAATTTACCCTTGCCATACCCCATTGTTGAGGTGTTGTTCCTGGTCTATGTCCAGTGCGCCATGCTGCTACACCTCTATCATAAACTTTCTTTAAGATGCCCAAGGGCATTCCTGTTTTTTCTGCTTTGTTTTTGAGACCTTCAGTGTTTTCATTAACATCTTCTGGTACACAATTGGGAACGCTTTTTCCCTTTTTGTTCTTCATTCCAACTTGCTTGTAACCATCCCAACAATCTTCATCATACATCTTCTTGAAATTTTTTGTATGCTTAGAAGGTTTTGTTTCAGCGTCAGAATCTCCTGGTGCTGGTTTATATGCGCTATTGTCATCATCATTTTTTGCCGCGCCCGCTTTGAAATGTGAATCTCTTTTACTTTTTGTAGATTTAGACATATCACCAGCATAATACTTTGCTGGTTGAGTGCCTTTTTTATCTTTAATATCTTGGTCTTGTACTACTTCTTTTACTTTTTTCTTTGAGGGAATATAACTTTTCTCTGCGTGTTTACGATAAGAATCTGTGCCAATTTCTTGCTCATTTATTGCCTCATCAATCGACTCTACAGAATCTAACCATTTGCGGATAGTAGTGCCATCTTCTTTTTCGAGAATTAAATAATTCGGACCCCGAACTTGAATAATTGCTTTTTCTTGAATATCGGTAATCATGACCATATCGCCAACATTAAAGATATTACCCTCAACAAATTTTTCTCTGATATTAGATACAGTTTCAAGTTTTACATGGTTATGAAACTCATGTGCCTCTTTAAGTCCCATACCTTTTCTTACTGCATTAAACAGTTCTTTGGCGTCTTTATCTGACATAGTGGAAGGCAGTGCTTGAGAAAATAATATAAAATCATTATCTTGTGCTGCTTTGCGTTGTTTAGTCCCAGAAGCACCGTTGACACCTTCGCCATCGGCATCACGTTGCCCAGCACTAATAACATTTAGAGTTTTAAAGTTATAAAACCCATGCTTACCCTTCACACCATTATATTTTTTAAGGCGATTATCTAGTTCTTCTACTCTATCACTTCCAGTTACCATAACAGCATTTAGGTAACCATCGGAATACAATGCACTCGCGGCATTCATTACATCCTTTACAGAAGTATTCATCATTACACTACGAGATTGTTTGGGAAACATCTTACGTACAAATTTTACTTTATCTACATAGGATAACGGATTCTTCTTTGAGTCATTGGATTGAGAAAGGTAAATTCTATATGGATTATTACCTGCTTTTTTACTGAGAACACTTAGTAGAAATCCATGACCTATAGTCGGAGGATTCATTCTACCGAAAGTGAAATATACAGTTTTTTCTTCTTCTACCAAATACTGTTTGAATGATGTAAAACTAACGTCCACGATTTTTATTTCCTAGCATCTGTAGAGGGTTTGTTGATTTTTCCAAATCTTTCTTTTTCTCTCTGTCTAACTACTGGCATCATTTTCTTAGCGATTGCTTTGATCTTACCTTGCATTTTAGACAGTCTCTTTTCGATTTCAATTTTACGAGAAGTACTCTGGTCTTGTTTATCAGCACCTTTTGTAAACTTTTTAATCAGAACTTTTTTTGCTGCCTTCTCTGCCCTTTTTAAAAGGTCACCTTGAGTTGCCTTACGGCGTAGTTTTCTTTCTCTCTTGACAGCATTTCTCTTGGCATGTCTTTTAAACATTCTGCCCCGCGCAATACGTTGCTGCATGTTTAAGACTTCATCAAGACTCTCATCAACTTCAGCAGATTCTTTTGCTGCCATTACTGGTTTTTTGTTAAGTTTATACTTATCATAACTTTTAGGCAGTCCATCAAATTTGTCTCTGGAAAATCTTAAATCTTTTCTCTTTGAATTCTTTACTTCATTACTGTGATCTTCATCACCCTTATCAGCACTCTGACCGAAGGCAGAATTTCTCATAGAATCTAAATCTTTTTGAAGTTGTTTCATCCTACGCAAAGTTTGCGGATTGACCATTTTAGAACCTGGTCTCATTTGAGACAGTTCAGAAATTTCTTCGCGGATTTTTTTGATTTCGTCTTTATGTCTAAGTCGCGCTTTACGCAAATCGGCAGTTCTATCTATCCTATCTTGTTTTCGATCAAGCGGAGATTCTTCATTTACATCAGGTTTATCATGGGTATAACCCAGTTTCTTCATCCGTAAATGATCTGCTGCTTTTTTTACTTTGTAACCCTTACCACTTTTGGGGTCATACATCATATGTGGTAATTCTGTCTTCTCTGTTAACTGTCTAAATGTTTTCATTAGTTCCTACCTGCTTTGTCCCATCCTTTTAAAATATTGGGTGAAAAGTTGTTGTATGAAAATTCCATACGATCAACAATTTTCACTGCATCACCACCAAGTTTATCAATTACTACATAACCCTCTTCTCCAGTTACCTTAAAACCATCTTTGGTCTGGACAAAAGTATTTATAGTTTTCATTCTATCAAGTATATTTATAAGTTTTAGTTTTACAACTACGATTAATTTTTGCAATTCAAACATTTTTTTAAGGTTGGATTTGTTCTCATCAGAGAAAAACTTCAATAGTTCATCTCTTTTTGTCTCTTGTGCAGTCTTTCCACGTTGAGTTTTGCGCTTGTCGATCTCTTTCTGGAATTTCATCTTATGCCATTCAATGAGTTTATCAACATGCTTGCTTGTATCACCAATCAATTCGCCCTTGCGAACATAAGTGTTATTAAATGTTTCTATGGATTGAGCAAGACTCTTATTACCTTCCAGAGATTTAAGAGTAGTTGCTGTGATAGAATTAAATACTTTACCTATATTAGATAAATTATTATTCACATCATCTGTATCTTTTTTAGTCATTGTAACATGACTCATATCTCGCAACATAGCATCTTGACTCCATACGTTCTTAGATGCTTTGAATTTACTTACATCAACGTCATAGACTGCCTTCATATTCTCAAATGTATTACCTACATATGATGTATGCCATACGATACCAATCTGACTACTCATAACATCTTTTGCCGCCTGTGAATCAGCATCTATTGCATATAGTATGGTATTGGGGTGGAAGGTGAGATATTTTTTTCCACCAATGACTTTTGTTGACAAATCGTTTCGGGAATATAAGAAGTCTCCTTGGACCACACCTGTGATACCCAACTCTGGCAAGTACTTGAGTGCACTTTTAAGCAAAGCATTAAGATCAGCAGAAGTATCAGAATCGATGTCATCTGAAGATTTATAGACTTTAGGGTTTTTGTTGAATATTCCTTTTTTGGCAACGAAAAAGCGGTTATCGCTCGGATCAATACCAGCAAATATAGCAGGAGAACCATCCCATTTAACACTTATATTACCACCCTTTTTACCACTTAACATACCCCTCATATTTCGTAAGGCAACTATTGCTTCTCTTGTTCCAGAAACCCCACCATATAGTACTTTATCTTCGATATGCGTCATATGCATATTCTTCGTTTCAGTAACAAAAGCATTAGAGTCTTTCAGGGGGTTCATGGGGTATCCTTCACTTGTTGTTGCATACTATTTATAATAAAAAAACCCTCAATGATTAGAGGGTTAATTATAAAGTATAGTGTAATATATTACGATAGTAGTGATTCTATTTCTATAACCATATTAGCATGGTATTGAACTAAAGTCAAGTAATTAAATTGGTTATCATAACACAAAAGTTAGTTGTTGCACCTATCCCTAGGACTGAACCCATCATCCAATCCTTAGTGTGTGTGAGTTGCCATAGACACATAATACCTACGAACATATTAACAATATTTAAAACATCCATCATCTGCCTCCCACATCTATACACATTATTATAATAGCAAATACCACAGGAATTGCAACTGCTATGATTATAAGTTCATTAGTCATTTTCATATTCCTCATCATTAACACGGTTCAGATCAAAGTGTCCTTCACTATGCTTCCACTTTAAGATAAGCACAATAGCAGCAATACAGACCCAAATTAAAGTGGTAGAAATAGGGGCATACGAAAAGTTAAAAAAGATATCACTCATTGTCATTTTCCTTGTTTGATTTTGTCCAACGCCCGTCAGTTCCGAAATCACCGTTATTGAGTAAGATGAATACTGAATGGCATACTATGTAAAAAGCAGCAATGTTAGTAAAGATATGAGCAGTCATTTGTGAGTCCTTTCAAGACTGAGTTTCTGTTTCTATGGTAATTCTTCAATAAACTCTTTTCTTTTAAGTCTTTTATTCATCATTTTAACGGCATCGACAAAGGATAGTCCAGTTTTCTTTCCAGTGTACGCTGGTGCAACTTTAACCCATGACCATGCCATTTGATCTTGTGCACCTTGCCGATAATTTGCTTTTCTTTTCCAGACAGAATACCCACCATCGATGGGTTGTTTTCCATGATCAGCATCATTCCTACCTATAGCATAGGTTGCCTTGTTTTTGTCATTTGTC